CGACTTGACTTTGATGAAAAATCAGTGATAGACGATATATCGCATGTGCGGCTGTTTATGATCCGGACATAGCTCAAAAATGACATATTTTTTATATACTTTAAATAGGTTATACAAATTTTAAACGAAATGCTAAAAAATCCGTATTGTATAATCTTTCGTAACATATTGACAACGAGTAAAATGATATTTTTGTGAAAAATGACAAAAATTTTTATGGTCTCAGAATTCCCCGATTTTTCCGCTTGCTTTTTTTACTGTCAAAGGTTATAATTAAAAAGTACAGGTTTTGGATGCTTTACAATGTGTTTATTATGATTTCTTAAAGGCACGGACAGAATACGGGGAAGTATTTGTTTGTGCAGTATATATATATGTTCAGACTTCATTAATATACATAGTATTGTATTTACTATAAAGAGCAGTTTAATAAATATAAACACAAGCTGCTGCCTTTAAGGGCAGGATAAGGTTTAACACGACACAAGATCATCAAAGCTTTATTGAAATATCAAAATGGTCGGTCGTCTGTATATTTGGTGGGAAATTGGCTGGATATGCGGGCGGCAGAGTTCTGTCTGCAGGGATAAATGACATTACCTGCTGTTTATGCTGCCTTTCCTTTTCGGACGGGAGCGTATTTTACAGTAGGTGGATAGGAGAAGAGGCAGTAAATGTTTGTAAACAAAAGTAATATCAAACCATTGGAAAATAAAATATGGCTTTCCTCTCCTACTATGCACGGTGACGAGCAGAAGTGGGTGAATGATGCGTTTGAAAAGAACTGGATCACGACAGCAGGAGAGAATATCAACGAGGTAGAAAGACTTATCGCAGAGTACGCAGGAGTAAAGTACGCGGTAGCTCTTTCATGCGGAACAGCTTCACTCCATTTAGCAACAAAGCTTGCGGGAGAAAAGCTGTACGGACAGGCTAAGCCGAACTTTGGAACGCTTTACGGACATAAGGTGTTCTGCTCGGATATGACCTTTGACGCAACGGTAAATCCTGTTGCTTACGAGGACGGCGAAGCAGTTTTCATCGACACTGAGCCCGATACATGGAATATGTGTCCGGAGGCTCTTGAAAAAGCCTTTGAGCTTTATCCGGATGTAAGACTAGTGGTAGTCGCTCATCTTTATGGCATCCCCGGAAAGATAGACGAGATAAGAAGAATATGCGATAAGCACGGAGCGCTCATAGTAGAGGACGCAGCTGAGTCCTTCGGTGCAACGTATAAAGGAAAAGAAACAGGAAGCTTTGGCGATTACAGTGCTATAAGCTTCAACGGAAATAAAATAATAACAGGCTCCTCCGGCGGTATGTTCCTTACAGACAGCAGAGACGACGCCGACAAGGTGCGCAAGTGGTCAACTCAGTCAAGAGAGAATGCGCCCTGGTATCAGCATGAGGAGATTGGCTACAACTACCGTATGTCGAATGTCATAGCAGGTGTTGTACGAGGACAGATGAAATATCTGGATGAGCATATAGCTCAGAAGAAAGCGATATATGAACGCTATAAGGAAGGCTTCAAAGGACTTCCTGTAAAGATGAATCCCTTCGATGAAAAGAACAGCGTGCCCAATTACTGGCTGAGCTGTATAACTATCGACAAGGAAGCAATGTGCAGGCAGGTCCGCAGTGAGACCGGTGCTTTGTATATTCCGGAAAAGGGAAAGAGCTGTCCTACAGAGATACTTGAAACGATAATGAAATTCAATGCAGAAGGACGTCCGATATGGAAGCCGATGCACCTGCAGCCGATATACAGAATGAACGGCTTCGTAACGGTGAACGGAAGCGGCAGAGGACAGTCCAACGCATATATCGACCGCGGAGCTGCTGTTGATGTGGGAGCTGACATTTATGAAAGAGGTCTCTGTCTCCCCAGTGATAATAAGATGACGCCGGAACAGCAGGATATCATAATCGAAATTATCAGGAACTGTTTTGAGTGATAAAAATGTTCAGGCATGAGGGCAGTTCGGTGACTTGTCCGTGCCGGGAACAATGTATAATTTATATAAACATGCTATAATATGCTTTACCGATATTTAGAAAATCAATGCTTTCGGTCAGGTAAAGGACGCTACTGGTTTCGGATACCGTCTTTTAAGTACCGACGCTTTTGGCAGGCGAATACAGCAGTCCGCTTATAACGCAGAAAAATACTCGCAAAAGGTAAAACGTATGTAATAATCAGGAAAGGACGAAGATCAATGAAAGGCATAATACTCGCCGGAGGGTCCGGCACAAGACTGTACCCGCTGACAATGGTGACATCAAAGCAGCTGCTGCCTGTATACGACAAGCCGATGGTATACTATCCGCTGTCAACGCTGATGCTTGCAGGGATAAAGGACATACTGATTATATCCACCCCCACAGATCTCCCGAACTTTGAAAGACTGCTGGGAGATGGATCGCAGTACGGAATAAACCTCAGCTATAAGGTGCAGCCAAGTCCTGACGGACTTGCCCAGGCATTCATACTCGGTGAAGAGTTCATAGGAGACGACGCCTGCGCAATGGTCCTGGGAGACAATATATTCTATGGAAACGGCTTCGGCTCTATCCTTCGTGCAGCAAAGAGCAACGCTGAGGAGAAAAAGCGTGCAACGGTCTTTGGATACTACGTACCGGATCCGGAGCGCTTCGGAGTAGTTGATTTTGACAAGAACGGCAAGGCACTTTCCATTGAGGAAAAGCCTGCAGAGCCGAAGAGCAATTACGCAGTTACCGGACTTTACTTCTATCCCTCTGGAGTAAGTGCGAGAGCAAATCAGGTTAAGCCTTCGGCAAGAGGAGAGCTTGAGATAACAACTCTCAACGAGATGTATCTCCACGACGAGTTGCTTGACGTTCAGCTTCTCGGAAGAGGATTTGCATGGCTGGATACGGGAACAATGGACAGCCTTGCAGAAGCTACGAACTTCGTTCAGATGGTTCAGAACCGTCAGGGTATCGAAATCTCGGCTCCCGAAGAGATTGCGTTCATCAACGGCTGGATAGATGAGGCAGGACTTATGAAGTCTGCCGAAAAGTACGGAAAATCACCTTACGGTGCACATTTACGTAAGGTAGCCGAAGGAAAAATAAAGTATTAAGGAGTAAACTATGACAATTTTTGTGACCGGCGGAGCCGGATTTATAGGTTCAAATTTCGTATTTCACATGTTAAATACATATCCGGATTACAGGATAGTTTGTCTTGACAAGCTTACTTATGCAGGAAATCTCTCGACTCTCGAGCCTGTAATGAAGAATCCAAACTTCCGTTTCGTGAAGATAGATATATGCGACAGAGAAGCAATATACAAGCTCTTCGAGGAGGAGAAGCCGGATATCGTTGTAAACTTTGCGGCTGAATCCCACGTTGACCGTTCTATCGAGAACCCAGAGATATTCCTCCAGACAAATATCCTCGGAACACAGGTTCTCATGGATGCCTGCCGTAAGTACGGTATCCAGAGATATCACCAGGTATCCACAGATGAGGTATACGGAGACCTTCCACTTGACCGTCCCGACCTTTTCTTCACAGAGACTACACCTATCCACACAAGTAGCCCTTATTCAAGCTCAAAGGCAGGTGCAGACCTTCTCGTTATGGCTTACAACAGGACCTATGGTCTCCCTGTGACTATATCAAGATGCTCGAACAACTATGGTCCCTATCACTTCCCTGAGAAGCTGATACCTCTTATGATAGCAAATGCTCTCGCAGACAAGCCACTCCCTGTTTATGGTGAGGGACTCAATGTTCGTGACTGGCTCTATGTTGAGGACCACTGCCGTGCAATCGACCTTATCATACACAAGGGAAGAGTAGGAGAGGTATACAACGTAGGCGGACACAACGAGATGAAGAACATCGATATTGTTAAGCTGATATGCAAGGAGCTCGGAAAGCCTGAGAGCCTTATCACTCACGTTGAGGATAGAAAGGGCCACGATATGCGCTATGCTATTGACCCTACAAAGATACACAACGAGCTTGGCTGGCTGCCTGAGACAAAGTTTGAGGACGGCATAAAGAAGACTATCAAATGGTACCTTGATAACCGCGAGTGGTGGGAGACTATCATTTCCGGCGAGTACCAGAACTACTATGAGAAAATGTACGGAAACCGTGCAGAGGTGTGAGTAATGAAAGCATTTGTAACAGGCGTAGGCGGACAACTCGGACATGACGTGATGGACGAGCTGGCAAAGCGCGGTTATGAGGGTGTCGGAAGCGATATTCTTGAGTCGGTGGATACGGAATATCCCTATGTTCAGCTCGATATA